TGTCAGTAATTAACATAGATCCATAAATACTTAAAAAATATAGATATGGCTCAACCATCAACTAGAGCGGAGTTAGTAGACTACTGCAAAAGAAAGTTAGGTGCTCCTGTTCTCGAAATTAATGTTGCTGATGAGCAAATCGAGGACTTAGTTGACGATGCCATTCAATATTTTCACGAAAGACATTTCGATGGGGTAGGACAAGTATTTCTAAAATATCAAATAACTCAAGATGATATTAATAGAGGTAGAAGTCCCTCCTCATCTGTAACCCAAGCAGGTATCGTAACAACCACCGCTTCATCTACGATTGATGGTGCTTCTGCAACTTTCTCTTATAAAGAAAATAGTAATTATTTACAAATTCCTCCTTCTGTTATAGGAGTTAACAAGATATTTCAATTTTCCGGTGGAAATTCAATCACAAACAATATGTTTAGTGTGAAATATCAATTATTTTTAAATGATGTTTATTTCTTCGGGAATACTGAATTGTTGTCATATGCTATGACAAAGACATATCTTGAAGATCTTGATTTCTTGCTGAATACTCATAAGCAGATAAGATTTAATCAAAGAATGGATAGGTTATATCTTGATATTGACTGGGGAAGTGTTACTGCAGGGGAATATATAATTATCGATTGTTTTAGAACTGTTGATCCAAACGACTATGCAAGAGTTTACAATGACTCTTTCATCAAACCGTATCTGACTGCCTTAATTAAACGTCAGTGGGGACAAAATCTTATGAAGTTTCAAGGAGTTAAACTACCTGGTGGAGTGGAACTAAACGGAAGGCAAATTTATGAAGATGGACAGAATGATTTAGACAAAATCATGGAAAAAATGTCTAATACTTATGAACTTCCACCCCTTGACATGATAGGCTGATGGTATTAAATCCTTTTTTCTTACAAGGTTCTCAAGGAGAGCAAAATCTTGTTCAAGACTTGATTAACGAACAGTTGAGAATGTATGGTGTTGAGGTATTTTACTTACCAAGACAATATGCAACAAAAAGTTCAATTATTCGCGAAGTCATTGAATCCGAATTCAATCAATCATATCCTATTGAGGCATATGTTGACAATTTTGATGGATATGGAGATAATACTGTTCTTTTATCAAAATTTGGAGTTCAACAAACGTCCGAAATTAAGTTAATTATCTCTCAAGAAAGATTTGAAACATATATCACACCTTTAATCACAAATTTGCCTCTAATTGAACTTGCGACTCGTCCGAAAGAGGGTGATTTAATTTATTTCCCACTTGGAGACAGACTTTTTGAAATAAAGTTTGTTGAACATGAGAAACCTTTTTATCAGTTACAAAAAAATTACGTTTACGAATTAACATGTGAACTATTCAGAGGGGAAGATGAAATATTGGATACTGGTATTGAAGAAATCGATGACTCTTTCGATACAGAGGGAAATATCAGATCTCTCACTCTTGTCGGATCAGGTTCTACCGCAACCGCTATCTCTGGAAGAGTTGAAAGCGGAGCTATCAGCAGGATCATTATTACAAACAGAGGAGAAAAATATAATTATCCACCCAGCGTTTTTATTTCATCTCCTATATCAGGAACCACAGCAACTGGAATATCTACCTTACGTGACGATATTGTTAATTGTGATGGAACAGAAATAGGTTCCGTTGTTCAAGGAGTTATGATGATTGATCCTGGTGCAGGATATACTTCAAATCCAGGTATTGCATTTGTTGGTGTTAATACTAATCCTGGCGTTGGAGCAGCTGCAACCACTAGAATTTCTGATAATACTGTAGGTATTGTAACTGTTACTAGTGGAGGTGGTGGATATGTGTCTGCTCCTACTGTTACCTTTAGTAGTCCAGGTGCTGGTGGAACAACTGCTACTGGTGTCGCTGTGGTTTCTGCTGCCGGAACAGTCTCTGCAATTTATATCACCAACGCTGGTGCTGGATACACAACTGCTCCTACAATCACACTTTCAGATCCACCTACTGCTGGAGTTGGAACATTCGTTAGATCGGAAACTATTACAGGATCTACAAGTGGTGTAACAGGAATTGTTAAGACGTGGAATACTGTTACTAACGTTTTAACTTACTCTAATACTACAGGAGACTTCTTACCTGGAGAGACTATTGTGGGTTCAGCAAGTAGCGCATCTTATGTGATAAACGTTTATGAGGATGATAACACTGTAAATAATTACCCAGACAATGATACCTTTGAAACTTTTGCTAATGATGGAATTTTAGATTTCTCAGAATCAAATCCATTTGGGAATCCTTAACCCTAAATAAAGTTACATAAGGCATCTGTATGTTTGAATACTTTTACCATGAAATTTTAAGACGAACGATTATTGCGTTCGGAAGTCTTTTTAATGGGATTGATATTAAGCATCTCGATTCCGCTGGTAACGTATCTGAAGAGATCAAAGTACCTTTAGCATATGGGCCAACTCAAAAGTTTTTAGCAAGATTAGAGCAATCGCCAGATCTTAACAAACCAACGTCGATTACTCTTCCAAGAATGTCCTTTGAATTTACAGGACTACAATATGATGGTACGAGAAAAGTTACTACTACTCAAACGTTCAAAACACAGACTGTAGGTATTGCAACGGCAATCAGAAAAACCTATATGCCTGTTCCATATAATATGTCATTTGAATTATCAATATTCACTAAGTTGAATGATGATATGCTTCAGATTGTTGAACAGATCTTACCATATTTTCAACCAGCTTACACACTTTCAGTAAATTTAGTCGATACTATTGGAGAAAAGAGAGATATTCCTATTGTGATCGAAAATATCACAATGCAAGATGATTATGAGGGGAACTATAGCACAAGACGCTCTCTACTTTATACGATAAGATTTACTGCCAAAACATTCCTTTTTGGCCCAGTTGGAGATACCTCAAAAGCATCCAGAGATCTTATCAAAAAAGTACAAGTTGGATATGTTCAAGACGATTCTTCTACACCTACCAGAGATCTCACTTATACTGTTGTTCCAAGAGCAACACAAAGTTATACCGGTAATGTTGTTACAAACTTAGCACAAGATATTGGTACAACAACTAATATCATACAAGTTACTGATGCAAATAACATTGCAGAAAACACATACATTAATATCAATAACGAATCAATATACGTAGATAGAAAAGAAGGAAATACTCTTTTTACAAAAAGAGGACAGGATGGAACTATCACTGGATCACATGTTCGTGGAACTGCAGTTAATGTTATCACTGATGCGGATGATGCCCTTATTGAAGTTGGTGATGACTTCGGATTCGATGGAGCAGTATCATGAGCTTTGACAATTTAAACGAAGCATTTGATGTGTCAAGTGAAATTGTATCAAGCGAACCCGAACAAGTAAAACCTGTTAAGAAAGAAGTAGATGCAATAAAGTCTGATACTAGAAAGGATTATGAGTACACAAGAGGAAATCTTTATTCTTTAATTGAAAAGGGGCAAGAAGCAGTTAACGGTATTCTTGAATTAGCACAAGAAACTGAACAGGCAAGAGCGTATGAAGTTGCTGGACAGTTAATCAAGAGCGTTGCCGATGCAACTGATAAACTTCTTGATCTTCAAAAGAAATTAAAAGATGTTGAAGAAGAATCTTCATCAAAAGGCCCAACAAATGTTACAAATGCACTCTTTGTTGGATCTACCGCTGATCTTGCTAAATTATTGAAGCAAAACAAAGAAAATAAATAGTTAAAAAAGTGTCATGGCAGTACCTGCAGTAAACATAGAAATTGAACAAGGTGCGGACTTTACATCAACCTTTACTATTACAAATAGTGATGGTTCCGTGTTTAATATGAGTAGTGCAAGTGCTGTTGCGAAAGCAAAAAAGCATCCTACTGCAGGAACAGCATACACTTTTTCTACTTCCATTGAATCTTCAACTGGAAAAATTACTATTTCCATGACTGATGAGACTACAGCAACAATGGAATCGGGAAGATATCTTTATGATATCTTGTTGACTGCAGCGGGTGGTGACAAAACAAGAGTCATTCAGGGAATGGCACTAGTTACTGCAGGTATATCATAAATACCACTATAGGGTAAACAAATGCCAGATTACTTAGTAAAAAGATCAGGAACTAAAAAATTTACCGTAACTCAGGAGAAAACCGTAGTGGCGGAGAACCTATCAGAACTTGCAGACGTTTCAGTTTCCAATTTACCCGGATCTGATAAATTTGTATTAGCATATAACGCTACAAGTGCAAAATTTGAGTTAATTCCTGCAGATACAGTTCTCACCAACGCTGCTGCTGATGCTGATCTTCCCGATTCCTTTGTCGATCAACTTGATGTTGATCTTGATAACAAAATTGATCTTGACGGCGGCTCGTTTTAAAAATATCTAAATAGTAACAAGAAAAATCATAGGTTAAATGACTTCTCCAGTACTTCAGTTTAAGAGAGGTGCGTTTGCTAATCTACCTGGACTTAGGGTAGGTGAACCTGGCTTTACCACTGACAAATACGATTTATACATCGGTTTATCGTCAGAAACCGCCACAAACCAGTTTTATGGTTCAGGTAGGTATTGGGGTAGAGAGGATGGCACCAATCCTTTAGAGTTCAAGCTTGTTGATAAAGACGGCTCTAACAGCATTAACTTAAGAGCTCCTGCAACTCTTAGTGGTGTAACCACTTACACTTTCCCAGAAACTCCTCAAGCAGGAAAACTACTTATCACAGATGCATCAGGAAACCTTTCTTGGGGCGCTGAGTTTTCATCTGATTTAAATATCACCGGCATTGTAACTGCTACTGGTGGATTTAATATTGGCATTAATTCTTCAGGAAATGTAATTACCACAGGCCCTGTTCAGAATCTGAATTTCATTGGCGCGGGTAATACATTTGCATATAATGCAGACACTGATACTGTGGATATTACCATTGCTGGCGAAGGTTCAGCAATGACATTAGGTTCTCCAACCGATGGAAGTTACACATCACCCGCTGCTTTAAACACATTTACAAGTACAACTAAAATTAGTGATAGTATTGATGATTTGAATGAACTTGCCCTCAACATAATGAGGAACACAGCAGTTTCTGGACTTGCATTTACTGCAAATTCAACTGCTGGCGGCGCACCATTTTCTATCACACTAAGCACTGGATTTGATGGTAATGCAAATAGTTTTGAGATTGACTGGGGAGATGGATCGGCATTAGAAACAACAAGTGATTCTACCCCATCGCATACCTATACCAATACTGATGGTGGATTATTCAGTATTGAGATGGTTGCCAAGAATACTGGTGGTGCTGGAGCAGGACATTCTTTCTCCGCTGCAAGATCAAATTATATTACCGTTTATACTCCCGATCCTTCAGTTTCCTTTGCACTTTATAGAGCATCCTCCGGAGGAAGCGCACTTAGTGGAAATGATTTATACGTAGTAGAAGGACAATCACTTTACTTAGATAATAACACCACAAACGCAACTCAAGTTGGTTCTGGTGCTACTTACACCGTGGCTTGGGGTGATGGTTCTGCAGATGACTTCATATCGAGCAATACTGTTGGTGGTGGTGCAAGTACAACTGCAGATAGATTGCAACATACCTGGGCAGATGGCACACTGAGTGGCACTGGTAGAGATACACTCACTCTTACTATTAATAAGCACGATCTGGCAAATCCAGGTGTCATTCCAACTTCATCATCAGTTAATTTAAAAGTTTATGATGATGCCCCTGCAGCTCCTGATACTCTTAGTTCCAAGACTTTAAGTAATGTAAGTAGCACTGGAACTAGTCCCAAAGCAGCTCATGGATTTACTGAAAATACTTCTGGGGCAGCAGGAATAAGCACCGGAGATACAGTCAACCGTGTTACTACTGGCACTGCAACTGCAGGCCCAATCACATCATTTGCCTATAATGCTGATTCCGGAACATTAACAGCAATGGTAAATGGATCTGCTGACGGACAGAGAGTATTGACAGGTGGTGACGATAGTGCGTCTTACACAAGTCTTACAATTGACTCAGAAAGTGATTATAACCTTCTGACTTCTGGAGGAACATCTACAACATTTGCAAATAGCACCTTCTATCCTGGTTTATACAAAGGATTTAAGGCAAGGGTTGCTAAAGCAGTCAGTGGATTGTCAGTTGGAACAAATAGTATGCAACTTCAGCATAGTACTGGAGGAAATACTAATACAGTTGGATTTATGAAGGATGATTTAACATCATCTCCATCAGTGGATATTTCTAGTGCTACGGTTACTCAAAATAATGCAGGAACATTTAGATATATTTCTGGTATCCCTTATTACAATTCAGGATCACCAACATTAACTGTTGCTGGTGTTGAAATTGATCACCTTGTCGGACAATGTTATACAGATCAAAATGATATTGTTGAAGTTGATGATGGAGATAATCAAGAGGGAACATCTTCAAACGCTATAACCAATTCTGGATATACATACGCACAAATTGATGGTGCCTCAACAATGCTTGAGGGAGGTATTCCAAAGGTAAATACAGGAACTGCTTCCTCTTATGCTATTGGAAGTCTTTCAGTTCCAATTACATCGTCATCTGTCAGAACGATAAGTAGAGTAAAGGTTCGTGCAAAGAATGTAAATGGAACTAGTTCCTACAGTTCTTCAATTGCAACTAATATTCAAGTTCATACTGCCTCTCAAAGTGGAATTAATGAAACTGCAATCGCTGTTTCGGATTCTCTTGGAAACGGTGATTTGACTAATGATGGTGTAAGAATATTTGATTTTAGCGCACAGACAACTAACACTCCAGATTACTCTGGATTCGGAGTCTCCAACTTCTATACAAACAGTCTTTATTCTGAAGCATCTGATCCGGGAGTTTCTGGAACCAAAGAAGCAACAGTTAGACTTGGTGTTATCAAGCACGATACCACTAATTATGCTAGTGGTTATCTCCCTGCTGGCCCAAACAGAAGTGGTGATACAGGAACTCAATACTTTACATTTGCTTTCCAACGAAGAGCGGTTGCTAACTTTGAACTGAGCATCACGAGTTCTGGCATTTCTGGTGGCGTGTTTATCGCAGCACCTGGAACTAATATTGACAGTGCATCTGGACTTAACGGTTGGTTAAGAGCAGATCAAACTTATGCTGGTTCAGGTACACCCGGTAGTGATACTGGAAACGGTGGTAATGGTAGCGATGGTTGTGCATTCACATCTGGAGATCGAATACAAACTGGAACTGCTTTGAGTAGTAGTTACACGCTAACTTTAGGTGATCAGAACATGACTGACGCCGATGGTAATGTCGTCCTCGTAAGAATCGGACTTGCGTCTGGCGAGTCTGTAACTGCACTCAGCGTATCTTAAGGGGAGGATAAACAAATGGCAATTTCAGATACCCAAAAAGTTGATTTTCTCTGGAAGAAAATCGCGTTTGCTAAAGCAAAAACAGACACAAACGCAAATAAAAAAGGCCCTAACGAAGCAAATCCAAGTCCTCTTCTTATTAGGGGTGATAAGATTTGGAGAGAATCTTCTTCAATTAATGCGACTATTCCTGCAGTTTCCAATGAATATGTTGGTGTTACCACTGCAGGAGCTCCAGTTGAGTTAACTGCTGATGGATCATCAACCACCAATAGAACTTGGAAAACAAATTTAACTGACTGGATTCCGCCAGAACTTGGTTCAACATATCAAGTAAAAGTTTATATTCATACTGCAAGTAATGCTAGCACTGCTGTTGCAAGTGGTACTCAAGTATTTGAAACTGGTTCTGGAAATGATGATGAATGGTATTTTGATTATTCAGCAGGTATCCTTCACTTTATTGGATCAAATTTACCTAACGGAGTAAACTTTAGTGGTAAAAGTGTTTACCTAACTGGTGCGAGATATATCGGACAGTTTGGTGTAAGTGGTGCTAGCGGTGGTGGCAGTAATTTTGCAGGTATATCAACATTCACAGATACCACTGATAATACATTAGGTGATGAAGATACTGGTGCCCTTCAGGTTGATGGTGGTGTAGGTATCGCTAAAAATCTTACAGTTAAGCAAAATCTTCATGTTGGCGGATACTCTGAATTTGTCGGAGTAGTCACCTTCAAAGGAGGAACTGTTAATCTTGGTGATGGAACCACAGATAATATTAATGTTGGTGGCGAGTTCACTTCCAATCTTGTTCCAAATTCTCATAATGCATTTAATCTCGGCATTTCCACGCAGAGATGGAGAGATGGTTTATTCTCTAATGATGTAGTTGCTGCTGCAGTAAAAACTGGTATTATCAGTGCAACTGATGGTACATCTGCAATTACAGTTGCTGATGAAACTGGAAATGTCGGTATTTCTAGTAATTTAACAGTTAATGGAAACCTGTTTATTTCAGGTTCTCAAACTCAGGTAAATACTAATACCTTAACTGTTGAGGATTCTTTAGTTGAATTAGGACTTGTAGACGGTTCTGCTCCTGGATCAGATCTTAATATTGATCTTGGACTTATTTTAAATTATTATACAGGTTCTGCTAAGAAAGCAGCAATTTACTGGGACGATTCTACATCTAGAATTACTCTTGGTTCTGATGTAAGTGAAACAAGCAGTGTAATTACTGCAACTACATATGCTCCTTTAGAAATTGGACAACTTTGGGTTAATGATTGTGCCGGACAATCTCAAGTGATTTCTTGTACTGGATCTGAAAGATTCCTTGAAAATATTACTATTGACGGTGGCTCCTTTTAATGAATGAAGAAGATTACAAAAGTCTAATTGCAACTTATCAAAGAAAATCTATGGATTTATTTGCACAATTAGTTGTTGCTGAAACGAAAGTTGAAGTGTTGAATACGCAATTGAGAGATGCAAAATCGCGTATTCAACAACTTGAAGAGGAAATAAAAAGTAAACTAGAGAACAAAGATTACGCATAAATATACTTAATGCCTGTTATATAACAGGATTTTTAGGTACATACCATATGCGAGGGATGAATGGCTGATCCTAGGATTAGGATAAAACGTTCAGCTGTTCCTGGAAAAAAACCAACGGTTGAACAACTCCCGTTGGGGGAACTTGGACTTAATACTTACGACGCCGAACTGTTTGTCCGGAGAGAAAGGGCAGGTTTAGGCACGGATATTGTCCCCATTGGAACTGGGGTAACCGTTACGAACATCTTGTATGTAACGGCAGATGGTAATGATAATAATTCTGGAAGAAAATTAGGTGACGCAAAGGCATCAATTGCTGGTGCAGTCGCAATATCAACAACAGGAACTGTAATTAAAGTTGCTGCTGGAGATTATACAGAGACAAATCCTATTAAGTTACCACCTCAAATAAGTATTGTAGGTGATAGTTTGAGAGAGGTAACTGTAAGGCCAAGTGATGCAACCAAGGATTTGTTTCATGTTGCTCCAGCGGATTACATTTCCGACTTATCATTTAATGGAACATTAAATGCAGGAAAAGCATGTTTTGCTTTTGATCCTGATACGGTAAGAACTTCAACTACATCTCCATATATTAGAAATTGCACCAATTTCATTTCAAATAGTATTGGAATGAAAATTGATGGGGACGCTGTTGATGGCGACTTCAATAGTATGGTGACGGATTCCTTTACTCAATACAATCAGGGTGGTATAGGAGTATCAATAACGAATGATGGATACGCTCAAATAGTTTCACTATTTACGATTTGTACTGATGTTGGAGTATTTTGTGGAACTGGTGGACAGTGTGATATCACAAATTCAAACTCATCATTTGGTAATTTTGGTTTAGTTTCTGATGGCGTAAGTACAAATTACACTGCTGGAATTACTACTGCGTCTGCAACTGCAGGATCTACTAGTTTTGAGATTGCTGGAGTTGGAACTGCTCGTCCCTATGATGGACAAGCAGTTTATTTTGATGAATTATATTATGAACTAAAATCAGTAACAATAACAAATCAAGGTTCTGGTTATACTGAACCACCTACGATTACTATTGCTTCAGCAGATGAATCTTGGGGAGTTGATGCCTCAGTAAGAGGAGAAATAACTGGTGGAAGACTTACAACTGTGGACATAATTTCAAACGGAAGAGGATATACTTCAACTTCTCCATCAGTCTCAGTTTCTGCACCTGATTCAGGAACTACAGCAGCTGTTACTATTGAAATGGTTGCAAAATATTATGAAATTAAATCAGCAACTCTTCCTAACGCAGGAATATCCACAATAACACTAAAAGAACAGCTTCCATTCGCTGTTGGAGTAGGAGTATCTGTTCCAATATTCCGACAGAGTAGAATTCTTGCATCATCACATGCATTTGAATATATTGGTTCTGGAACTGATATTTCTACAGCACTTCCTCAAACAGGTGGGGTGACTATCACTGAGAATGAAGTTGATATGCGTGCTGGTGGATCAGTTGTTTACACAAGCACTGATCAAGCAGGAAACTTTAGGATAGGAGATGGTGTTACTATCAATCAATCAGAAGGCACTATCACGGGAAATGCTTATCAAAAGAGCGTTCTTAATAATGTAACACCACTCATTTTAGCATTAGGAGGATAATAAAGTGGCATTACCGTTAAACGTATTTAAAACAGTAACTAACGTTGTATCAACATCAAACGTTGGTATTTACACAGCACCTGTAGGTTATGCTGGCGTTGTAATTTTGGCACAATGTGCTAATACCAGTTCCGATACAACTCACTCAGTTACTTTTACACATCGTAGATCTGGAACTGATACTGAGATTGTAAAAGATTTTCCGGTTCCTCCTAAAGACACTGTAAGTTTCTTGGATGGAAGACTTGGATTAGAAAGTGGAGATATTCTCGTCATTTCAGGTGGCAGTGCTACTGATCTTAAGTTCACTGGCAGTATCTTAGAAACACTGAAGTGATGGTATAGATAATGGCAAAACTTCTCAGCGGAACACTACCACAAATAAAAGTAGGGATATCATCTTATAGCGAATCAAAGGTTTCGCTATCAGTTGTTGGTATTTCTTCTTTACAAGCGATCTCCATTGGAGGATCAACAGGGAACAGTGGACAATATCTTCAGTCAACAGGTATTGGACTCACATGGGCATCTGCTTCTTCATTAAGAAGTGATAATACTTACACTGCTACTGCCGGGCAAACAACAATTTCTCAAGCATACACTGCTGGATTGATTGATGTATTTGTAAATGGTGTAAGACTTCACTCTTCAGAATATGTTGCTTCAAATGGAACCTCAATTGTACTTAACGAAGCATTGTTCGGCGGAGAATCTATTGATGTTATTTCATATTCAGCATCTGGATCAGTAAGTAGTGTTCCAGAAAATGATACTTTAGACTCAGTAACCACTAGAGGTGGCAATACTACAAATGATATTAACGTAGGTATTTCATCTGCTAAAGATGGAGTTAATACAGATGTTATAAGAAGATACACGGATGGTGGCACAAGTACTAAAATAACTCTTGAGTCTGGAAGACTTAAATTTTTTGCAGGAAATGGTGTTTCTCCAAAAATAAATGTTAATGGTGGAGTTGGTATCAGCACAAATTTAAATGTGGTTGGTATCTCCACTTTTAATCAAGATGTTAATGTTGGATCTGATCAATCAACTGGTTTAGTTTTAACATCACCAAATGGAACTAAGTATAGATTGATTGTAGATAATTCTGGCAATTTATCGACGGCGGCAGTGTAGTATTTCTAAATATTAATATACAATCCTAGTAGAATTACGAAGATGGATTGTAGAACGTTCTACACGAAAAAACGCAAAAAATGGCATTTAATAGAGAACTTTCGCAATTTGCGAGTTATCTAGAGTTAGATGCTTCTGCAAACTATATTGGCATTACAACTGCCGTTTCGGCTAACGTAGGTATTGGTTCCATTACACCAAGACAAAAGTTAGACGTATTGGGTAATGCTATTGTTTCTGGCATAACAACCTCCACAGGAGGATTTGTTGGCGATTTAACAGGAACAGCGACTAGCGCAGAAGGACTAACAGGTAATCCCAATTTGACTGTAAATACAGTCAACTCCTCACATATCAACAACACTGGTGTTGTTACCGCTACTGGTGGTTTTGTCGGTGACGTAACCGGCAATGCATCATCAGCAACTGCTCTTGCAAACGCACGTACAATCGGCGGAGTCTCCTTCGATGGTACTGGCAACATTAACCTGCCTGGTGTTAACGCAACAGGTAATCAGGACACTTCTGGAAATGCTGCTACTGCAACTGCATTAGCAACAGGACGTAATTTCACTGTAAGTGGAGATGCTACAACTGATTCTGCTCAATCATTTGACGGAACAGGAAATGTCGCCCTCCCAATAACTCTTGCTGCTAGTGGTGTTTCCGCTGCAACTTATGGTTCTTCATCTGCAGTTCCAATCCTTACTGTTGATGCTAAGGGACGTATTACATCTGCAACTACAGCCGCTGTAGGAAGTGGATTAACCGTAACTGGTGATAGTGGTTCCGAAGATATTAATCTTCTTACCGAAAGTTTGGCAATTACAGGTGGAACTAACGTTACATCTACTGCTGCAAGTAATGGTGTTGAACTGGCACTTAATCCTGAGATTGCTCTTACAAGTGTAAGTGCAACTGGTGTTGTAACAGCAACTTCATTCCACACTGGAGATGCTGGATCAGCGATTCAAGTCAACTCTGCAACGATTACTGGCCCTTCATCAATTACGATTGATCCTGCCGCTATCGGTAATGCAACTGGTACAGTTCACATCTTAGGTGATCTTCAAGTAGAAGGAACCACAACAACTATTGACAGCACAACTGTTAATATTGCTGATAAGAATATCCAGATTGCAACTGGTGCAGCTAATGATGCTGCAGCAGATGGTGGTGGTATCACCGTTGACTCTGGTGATGGTGATAAGACATTCCAATTCCAAGCCACAGGCGATAATTTTGGATCGTCTGAAAACATGAACCTTGCCTCTGGCAAAGTTTATAAGATTAACAATACAGAAGTTCTGAGTGCAACAACTCTCGGATCAAACGTTGTTAATTCTTCACTGACATCTGTTGGAACTCTTGGTTCTCTTGATGTTACTGGAGCTGTAACTGGTGGTTCCCTTGCTGTTGCTGGAGCTATTACAGGTTCTCATGTAAATCTTACCGGTGTTGTAACTGCTAGCAACTTTGTTGCAACGCAAGGTACGATGAATATTACCGGTGATGTTACCGGTACAGCGACTACAGCGACTAATGCTGAAGGACTGACAGGAACTCCTAGCATTACTGTTAAGGATATTACCGGAACTGGTAATATTAATGTTGCTGGTGTTATCACTGCTACTTCATTCTCTGGAGATGGTTCTGGACTGACTGGTGTTGCTTCTACTGATAATATTCAGACTGCAACTCCTGCTAATTTCTTAAACACTGTCAGAATTACTGGTGTCACAACAGTTGGAGCTCTGGTTGGATCTCATGCTGCTCTCTCTGGAGTTACTACCTCTACAGGTGGTTTCGTTGGCGATCTGACTGGTGACGTTACAGGAAATTCTTCTACAGCAACCGCTTTAGCGAATGCAAGAAACTTCACTGTTTCTGGTGATGCGACAACCGATTCTGCACAATCATTTGATGGTTCAGGTAATGTTGCTCTTCCAATAACACTGGCTAATAGCGGTGTTTCTGCTGCAACTTATGGTTCCGCTTCTGCAGTTCCCGTAATCACAGTTGATGCTAAGGGACGTATTACTTCCGCAACAACCACTGCTGTTGGTAGTGGATTGACAGTTGCTGGAGATACTGGTTCTGAAGATATCAATCTTCTCTCCGAAACCTTAACAATCTCTGGTGGTACTAACCTCACTTCAAACGCTGCAAGTAACGCTGTTACTGTTGACTTAGATGACAATATCTCTCTAACGAGTGTTGTTGCTTCTGGTATTGTAACTGCTTCCAGTGGATTTGTAGGTGATGTAACAGGTAACGCATCCTCTGCTTCTATTCTTGAAACTGCTAGAACAATTGGTGGAGTTTCCTTCAATGGTTCTGCTAATATCAACCTTCCTGGTGTAAACCAAGCTGGTAACCAAGATACTTCTGGTAATGCCGCAACAGCAACCGCTTTAGCAAATGCTAGAACTTTCACAGTTTCTGGAGATGCTACAACCGATTCTGGACAAACCTTCGATGGTACAGGAAACGTTGCTCTGCCTATAACTCTTGCTGCTAGTGGTGTTTCCGCTGCAACTTATGGTTCTGGATCTGCTGTTCCTGTAATCACAGTTGATGCTAAGGGACGCATCACTTCTGCTACAACAGCTGCTGTTGGATCTGCCTTGACAGTAACTGGCGATAGTGGTTCTGAAGATATTGATCTTCTTTCGGAAAGTTTAGCAATTACAGGTGGAACCAACCTTACCTCTGCTGCTGCAAGCAATGGAGTTGAACTTTCACTGAATCCTGATGTTTCTCTGACATCATTAGTTGCATCTGGTGTTGTAACTGCTACGTCCTTCAAGACTGGCGCTGAAGGATCTGCTATCCACGTTAATACCGCAACAATTACAGGCCCTTCATCAATTACAATTGATCCTGCTGCGATTGGCAACGCAACTGGTACAGTTCACATCTTAGGTGATCTTCAAGTCGAAGGTACAACCACTACAATTGATAGCACAACTGTCACTATTGCAGATAAAAACATTCAAATCGCCACCGGCGCTGCGAATGATGCTGCCGCTGATGGTGGTGGTATTACGGTTGATTCTGGTGACGGAGACAAGACATTCCAATTTGAAGCAACTGGAGATAACTTCGGTTCTTCTGAGAACATGAATCTTGCCTCTGGTAAGGTATACAAGATTAACAACACGGAAGTTCTGGGTGCTACATCACTTGGTTCTGCAGTTGTTACTTCTTCACTGACATCCGTTGGAACTCTTGGATCACTGACTGTATCTGGAGCTCTGGTTGGTTCTCACGCTGCTCTGTCTGGAGTTACTACTTCTACAGGCGGTTTCGTTGGCGATCTGACTGGTGACGTTACTGGTAATTCTTCTACTGCAACTGCTCTTCAGAATGCTAGAACTATCGGTGGAGTTTCCTTCGATGGTACTGCCAATATCAACTTACCTGGTGTAAACCAAACTGGTAACCAAGATACCTCTGGTAACGCTGCGACAGCAACTGCACTTGAGACTGCACGTAACATCGGTGGAGTTTCCTTCGATGGTTCTGCTAACATAAGTCTTCCTGGTGTAAACATCGCTGGTAACCAAGATACCTCAGGAAACGCTGCAACAGCAACTGCTCTTGCAAACGCTAGAACAATTGGTGGTGTCTCCTTCGATGGTACTGCTAATATTGATCTTCCTGGCGTAAACCAATCTGGTAACCAGGACACTTCTGGAACTGCTGCTCTCGCACAGGGATTAACTGGTACACCTAATGTAACTGTTAATGCAGTCACATCTGCACACGTTGCAAACTCTGGTGTTACTACCTCTACAGGTGGTTTCGTAGGTAATGTTCAGGGTAACGTCAACTCCACAGGACTTTCTACAGTCACAAATCTGGAAGTTGATGGTTATGTCTCTATCGGAGATACCACTGGACAGATGAATCAGGTGCTCGCATCTGTTGGTGCTGGTGTAACTTGGAAGAATATTATTGATACACTTCCTCAAACCAGAACTACTCAGACAAGTACAGCAACTGCTGGACAAACTACATTCTCGTTTGACTATAACGTTAACTACCTCGACGTATTCGTCAATGGTGTTAAACTGTCTAGTTCTGAACTGACTGCAACTAATGGAACTTCAGTTGTAATTAGTGAAGCTCTCTTCGAGGGAGATATTGTTGAATTCCATTCTTATGCAACTGCCGGTGCTGGATCAGGTACTGTTTCTAGTGCTAATGATCTGTCTGATGTCACTCTGTCAAGTGCATCAAGTAACGACATCCTCGTTTACAACGGATCAGCATTCGTTAATCAACAGTCTCTGAATCTTTCTGGTAACATTGCTGCTGCAGATCTTACTCTGTCCGGTAACTTAACAGTTAACGGAACACAGACAGTTCTTAATACTGCAACACTTGATGTTGAAGATCTTAATCTCACTCTCGCTAAGGGATCTGGTTCCTCCGCTAACGCTGATGGTGCTGGTATTACTATCGATGGTGCTAATGCTACCTTCAACTATTCTCACACTGGAACTAAGTTTGTTGCTAACAAGTCTATCGAAGCGACTTCATTCATTGGAGACGGTTCTGGACTGACTGGTGTTGCTTCTACTGACAACATCCAAACTGCAACTGAAGCAGAATTCCTTAGTGGAGTTAAGATTGCTGGTGTTACAACCGCATCTGGCGGTATTGTTGGTAACGTAACTGGTAACGTATCTGGTTCTTCTGGATCTTGTACTGGTAATGCTGCAACAGCAACTGCTCTTGAAACCGCAAGAACTATTGGTGGCGTAAGCTTCGATGGTACTGCTGGAATCAACCTGCCTGGTGTAAACCAATCTGGTAATCAGGATACTTCCGGAAATGCTGCAACTGCAACTGCTCTGGAATCAGCAAGAACAATTGGTGGAGTTTCCTTCAATGGTACTGCTAATATCAACCTTCCTGGTGTAAACGAGGCAGGTAACCAGAATACGACAGGAACTGCTGCTGGACTCAGCGGTACACCAAACCTTAACGTTGGTGTTATCACTGCTACTTCATTCTCTGGAGATGGTTCTGGACTGACTGGTGTTGCTTCTACTGACAACATCTCTACCAACA